AATAAATTGAATATAAAAGATAAGTTAAATTATTTATATTTTATCCCGCAAAAAGAGTTTAATGAACTTGTTGGACTTAAAAATGGTAATTTATCTTATGATTTTTATTTACCTAATTATAATTTACTTATTGAGTTTCAAGGACAGTTTCATGATAATGATAATGGGAATGGAACAAAATATATGGAATTAAAGTTTGCCCGACAACAAGAACATGATAAACGTAAGCGTGAATATGCAAAACAAAATGATATAGATCTTTTAGAAATATGGTATTGGGATTTTGATAATATTAAAGAAATATTAATTAATAAATTAAATATATAATTTAAAGTAGGTGATTAAAATAAAATTTATTCATTGTTTTAATAATGACTTAAAAAATAAATTGCTTCAATCAGGATTTAATCTAATATCAGAATTTAATAATATATCTATTTTTGAAAATAATTCTAAATTAACTTTTAGTTTTAACAAAATAGATAAAAAGCAATTTATTTTAAGTAATCAATTATTTTTATAAAGAAAGGCGGTGAGAAATATTGGGTAAGGTTCAAGAATTACAACATTTATCACTTGCTACTACATATGAAGTAGATAATAGTTTTGATTCAGAGAAATTTATTAAAATGAGATTGCGAGTTCAGCATGACGGAATAAATCCAAATAAAAGTAATTTTGAATTGTCAGATATAGAAAAAGCGAAAGATTCTATAAAAAATATTCCTATCCTTGCTAATATAATAGTAGATGAAAATGGCGAGTATCAATTTGGTGGACATGACATGGAAATCACTGAAACAGAAGATGGTGAGTATCAGTTAACTTATAAAGAAACTCCCATTGGTGTTGTTCCTGAATCATGTAATTATTCTATTGATAAATTCAACAATAAGAATTATGTATTTTGTGATGCTTATATTTGGAAGGGTTATAGTAATAGAAGTCAAGATATTATTGAACGTGATAATGACATTAAATTGAGCATGGAAATACTTGTTGACGGATATTCATATGACGCAAAACAAAAAGTTTATAATATTACAGATTATAGATATACAGGAATTACATTTTTAAATAAAAATTATGGCACTGGTATGGAAAATGCTTTAGCTACTACTGGAACATTTTCTGAAGAACAAAATAAAGATAAGTTTATTATTATGATGCAGGAGTTAAAAGACACTCTTGAGTCTTATAATATAAAACAAAAAGAAGGAGGTAGCAAGAAGGTGAATGAAAAACAAGAACTTATTGAAAAATATGGTTTAACTGTTGAATCATTAGATTTTTCAATTGAAGAATTAAGTTTAGAAGAATTAGAAAATAAATTAAAAGAATTTACATCTAATAATGATGATGCAAATAGCTCTAAAGATGATAATGCTAATTCTGATAATAATTCTGCTGAAAATTTTGAAGAAAATAATGAAGAAAACCGTGAGCCAGAAAAATTTATAAAGAGTTTTGAACTTTCCCATTCAGATATAAGATATGCGCTTTATCAATTATTGTCTCCTATAGAAGTAGAAGATAATGAATGGTATTTTATAGACCAAGTTTATAATGACCGTTTTGAGTATATGAATTGGGATGGGACAAAAATATATCGTCAAAGCTATATTCAAGACGGTGATAATGTTTCTTTTGAAGGTGAAAGAATTGAACTTTTTCAAGTCAGATTAACAAAAGAAGAAAAAGATGCTCTTGAACAATTAAAAGGTAATTACTCAACTCTTGAATCGGAAGTTAATGATCTTCGTAGTTTCAAACAAACTATTGAAACAGAACAACGTAATGAAGCAGAAAAAGAATTATATTCTCAGTTCCCACATCTTGAAGATAATGAAGAATTTAAGAAATTAAAAGAAAATGCTTCTAACTTTACACTTGAACAACTTGAAAAAGAAATTGCTTATATTGCTTTAAAGGTTGATGGTAAATTTAGTAAAAAGCAAGAAGAAAATACCACTATTAAAGTGGGAGTGAATTTTAGCAAGAAAGACAATAAGAGCGATTCTTGCTATGGGGATCTCTTCGATAAATATGGAAAATCGAAGAAAGATGATGAATAATATTTAAATTAAAAGGAGGAATTTTATTATGGCAAATTACGGTGTAATCCGCACAGACTTAGTGAAAGCCACCAAGTCCGGCAATATTTTATCTGGTCGTTACTATGTAAATACTACTGCTACTGCTATTGAAAATGGTAATCTTGTTAAATTGGACAGTTTGATTAATGGTGAACGTGAGTTATGGAAAGTTGTTGCTCCGGGAGGGATAACTGCAAGCGATCTTTATGTGGTCGCAACCCCTGAGATTATATATGATGAATCTTTGAAATCTAATGGTGCGTTAAATCAGTTTAGAAATGAAGCAGGGGCTAATATTACATTAGTTCCACTTGAAGTAGGAGATATTATCAGTGTAAGTGATGCTTGTATCACTCAAATTAATGGCAAAGATACACCTGAAGTTGGGAATTATGTAACACCTTCTACCGCTGGCACAAAATGGCAGGAAATAGCTGGTGCTTCTCTTAATACAGAAGTTTTCCGTGGTAAAATCATTGCACGTGAAGTTTATAATGGAGCAAAGTATTTAAATGTAATTCAAATGGTTAAAGTACGCTAATTAATGAATTAAATTAAAAAGGAGGAATTATAACTATGGCAAATAAAAATGAAATTGTAAAACTTGCCGTTGATACATATAAGAATAAAATCAAGGGCAATTTCTCTAAGACCGACAGTTTAGAAGTTTTAAGAGAAGCATTTATTGAATTGAACGGTGGTTCTACTAAGATTGACTATAGAAGTCTTCGTAAAAATGGAGCAGAAATGTTTGAAATTATTGAAGATATTCTTCAGCAAACGGTTCTTGAAGGGCTTCCCGAAGACAGCTTCTTCCATCAGTTTGTAGAGTATAAGAACCGTGCTCTTGGCGATCAGAATAGTTTTTATATTCCAGATCGTACCATGTTGGCGGTATCTGAAATTGCTGATGGGACTACTTCTTTAAGGAGACAGCGTTTGGACGTTGGTACTAATGTATCAATTCCTACAAGTTGGAAAGGAATTAAAATATATGAACATCTTTCTCGCCTACTTGCTGGTAGAGTGGATTTCAATGAATTGATTGATGCGCTTGAAAAAGCATTTAAGTTGAGAATTAATGACGATGTTTATACAGCATTTACTGGTGCGTTTACTTCTCTTCCTTCTGGTTTCTCAGTGTCTGGTTCTTTTGATGAAGATACTTTGCTCGGAGTAATTGATCATGTTGAAGCTGCTACTGGTAGAACTGCTATTATTGCTGGTACAAGAACAGCTTTAAGGAAATGTGCTACTGCTATTGTATCTGATACCGCAAAAGAAGATGTTTATAAGATGGGTTACTATGGTTCATTTAATGGTACTCCTATGGTAAGAATTAATCAGGTTCATACTGTTGGTACATATACTTTTAAACTTTCAGATAATGATATTTATGTAGTTACCGGACAAGAGAAACCTGTGAAGTTTGTAACTGAAGGTGAAGTTCGTATTGTTGCTGGTGATGCTCTTGGTAACGTAGACTTAACTCAAGACTATTTCTATGGAACAAGGTATGGTACTGGTGTTGCCATTACTGATTTGTTTGGTAAGTATGCCATTTCGGGTTAATAGAAAAATTAATAATATTTAAAATATGGGGAGTTTTCTCCCCTGTTTTAATTTTGTGGATGGAGTAAAAGGAGTGTAGAAAATAAATGAAGATTTTTGAGCTGTCTAAGGAATTGAGTGTTGAAAATAAAGAGTTAATTCAAATTGCTTCTGAGCTGGGCTTTGAAGTTAAGAGTCATTTAAGTATTTTAAGTGATGAGCAAGTGAAGGAAATCAAAGCACATTTGCAGAATGATGAGCAAAATAATAAACAAGAAGAAGCAAAAAAAACAAAAGAAGTTAAACAAGTAAATAAGGTTCATATTAAACCGAATTTAGATCTTCAAAGAATGATTTGTGTAAAAAATATTTCAGAAGGAAAATTGATATACAAATCAAAACGCCAAATTGGATATACGCTTATTTGGGAAAAATATGGTGATAAAAATTATATTGAACTTGGTGAATTTATTAATCTTAAAAATTCTGATCCTCGTTTTGTAAGAGAACCTTGGATTAGAGTAATTGAAGATGATGAGATTGAAATTTTAAAGTATGCCAATGTTTATCAATACTATAAAGATATTATTGAAATTAACGATATTGATGCATTATTTAGATTAAGTTTTGATCAGTTCGTTAAAAAATTTGAAAAATTTCCTGATGGATATAAGAGAATGGTAACTGAGCAAGCAAGAAAATTAATTGCTTCTGGAGAATTAGATTCTCGTAAACTTCAAAAATATCTGGAAGAAAAAATGGACACTGATTTAGAAATTTCTTTTGAAAATTTTAATCAACCAAAAAAGAATAATTATATAGAGTTAAAGTAAGGAGGGGATAACTATGCCTGTCCCCTATTCTAATATTTATGATATGTTTTTGTCTGATATTAAAGATCACACATTATTGGATTTTGAAGTAGAAGACAGAGAAAAAATTCTTGACGATTTAAGAATTAAAGCCGAAACTCAATTTAAACAGTGTAAAAATGATTTATCAGACAAAGACAATATTAAAAAACAATATAATTCTGATTTAACCATTGAAGAACAATTAATAATTGCGACAATAATGAGAAAGTTTTGGATGAATGATAAAATATATAATCTTGAATTAATACAACAAAGAATGTCTACAAAGGATTTTAAACTTACTGCTCAAAGTGAACATTTATTAAGGCTTTTAAATTTGTCGCAAGAGTTGGATAAGAATATAAGTGCTATGATTGTGGAATACACAGTATACTCATATAGCATTAATGGTGATTAATATGACAAAAGTTAATTATGATGTAATACCAAATGAACTATTTATTAATTATTTAGAATTTCTTATTAATCAGTTATATAAATCACTATGTCTCAAAGAAGAAAAAAGTGACACTCTATTAAGTTATTTAATGTCTTTACGAAATGAATTAATAGGTGGTGTAGAACTAATTGAATTTCTTGAATTTGATGCTAGATATTGTGCAATGTTAAATAAAATACAATTTTTAATATATGAGCGTAATGTGTCTCAAGTTCAATTTAAAAAAGAGATTTTTTCATGTATAAATATTGTACAAAAATTAATAGAAAAATATAAAAATAAAGTATAATATGGTTCTTTAATAGGGTTGCAAACTTATTAAAGGTAATATTGAGACATGTGCCAGTACACATGTCTCTTTCCATTTATCTCTTATACTGGAGGGGGATGTATCTATGAATGGTGAACAATATACATATATAAAAGCTAAAGAATATGTAAAAACTTTAGGATTTGAAATAATTGGTGATTTCTCAGATAATGAAATTATAAAAACCAAACAAAAAA